CAAACATTCCATATTCCTCACTAAATGCTATGACTTCTTCATCTTCACTAGGCAACCTATCCTCAACACTTATCCACTGAGGCCCAGCCTGTTCCCTGATTGCGTTAGCAAAGCGGTGAAATCTAGCTTTCGCTGCTGCACCTATCAGGTCGTGGTAAACCAATTTTTCAAATCCACATTCAGCCGCCAATGCAACGTCTTGCTCTAGTTGTGTGGTCATAGTTAATCCGTTGCTGCTTTAGTAAGCGTGATTTGTTTCCTCGATTCCATGTCACATTTCACAGCAACGTCGTTAGCCCAGAGCATTACTTCTTCCAATGTGGCACTACCATCAAATATCTTGGTCTCTTTCCACATTTCACCAACGCTTTCATTACCTGCACTCATTTCACGGATTACTACATATTTGCCTTTTATTTCACTCATGTCTTTTCTCCCATATTATTCAAAGCATCAACAATAACTACAGCTCTACGGGCACAAATGTCTGCATTAACCCCATATACTATAATAGCTCTACCGTGAGTACCAACAGAAATACTAGCTTCATAAAATCCATTATCAGCCTCACATGTTTCATCATTAATACTTGCTTTTTGGATATATTCTATCTTACTGTCGTTTCTCTTAATCATGTCTAAGTTCTCCTTCACAAAGGGTCATTGTCCCAATCAATACCAAAATGACTTTCAATGTCATTAGAAGGGAACCCAATTTCAACTGAATCATCCGCAATATCACCACATTCTCTAATGAGTAACTTAGCAAATATTTCAATCTCTTTACCACACAATACACGTTCACCGGTGTAACCGTTTGCTTGGTCCATAAGGTGTTCCAAATCAATCGCATCATGGTCGTTATCTTCCGTCAAAGTAAATGATTATGGTCACCGCTGCCCACACGAAGACAGCCAGACCGGCCAAGGCCAACACGACCCCTGCCAACACAAACTTAGGCATAATAATCAACAGTAAGGCCACTGTGGTCACTAGGATCACTCCTGCCGCCCATACTCGAAGGGGCAGTTGTTTAATTTCTGCTATTAGTTTATTCACGGTTCTTGTCCTTGGCGAATAGGCACAGGATTGTCAATACAAACCACCAACCACTCCAGTCATGTGCTGCTACCAAGTAAGCGGTTCCGGATAGTAAAATTAAATTATAAATTAATACGATTAAAGTTGTCATAATATATCCTAACGAATTAATAACTCACTATACCCATGTTCATTTTTTCGATTGGTACTTTGAAAAAATATTCATTACTTGTTACATATTTGTTCTTCGATTCTTTAATTTCAGAGGACAATATAACAGATTTTCCACAATAAAGCAATCGTGTTCCATCATTTTTTACAGCAAAAAATAACAGAGGCATATCTAACTGAAAGAACTTTTTTTTGCGAAGAGGTATGTTTAATTCATCAAAAGGAAAATGGTCGGTTTTCCAGTTGTTTCTCACTTCAACTTCAGCATAACCGACAATCTTATCAGACTTATAAAGTAACAAGTCTACACCATAAACGTCTGGATTGTCCTGTGCGTTCATCCCAAACTTATGTGCAATAAACTTTTTAACTACACTTCGACCGAATTCATCATGGTCGTCGTGTAGTTGTCTATCAAATCTTTTATTCTGCATTCTTATTTTTCTTAGATAAAATCTTAGCTCGATTTTCCATCTTTGTTCTAATTTGTTCTGCATTAAACCAAAGCTCGACCCCTTGCTTAACTTTATGGAGTTCATCTTTTGTCAAGAATCCTTCATAGGCTTCATTAAGAAGTTTTTCAACCATTTGTACAGTAAACTCGGTGTGACTCTTTACATTATTTGTATTACCGGAACTACCAAAAGATGCAGTATGTACCAAAGAATATGCATTGTCCATTACCATAACATTGTGACAGTACATAGAAATAATCGATGCAGCAGAATGACATTCGCCTACAATGTATCCATCTACCTGAGCATTAGAGTGTTTGATTCCCTCGATGATTGCGATTGCAGTGTTTAAATTGCCACCAGGTGAGTTTATGAAGATTGATACAGTATCACCCTCATTTGCATTAAACAGAATAGAAAGAAGTTCTCTATACTCATTTGGTTCTTCAATTGAACTATCTAAAAACACATCATGGTGCTGGAAAGAAACCGTCTGTGAATTGATGTAATTTGATTTGTTTAATGCCTCTAAAATTGGATTCTTTTCCATACTTTTTCCTTTTCTATTTTTGTTTTCCATAAAGTAACATCATTATGTCATAAGCACAATCATGAACTGGGTCATGCTTAGTAACTATATATGACTCGAATCCTGGATAGTCGACTTCACAATATCCTTTCTTTGACCCCGTAAGAAAATCCACTGCTGTTCTCACGTCTCTCCAATTAGCATAATGAAAAACAGGTTCTATATTCAACCGTTCTTCAAGTGAATCTATGACCAGTTGGTCTAAATTGCCTCGTGCCCACACCCAACAGTCTTTATTGTTTGGGAATTGATTTTTCCATTCTCGCATCATTTCAATTCCGTCTTCTATTAAGACATCATTTGGTGAAGGAGTTACAGATTTGGTTTTTACATTCAAACACTGTTTCTTCCACCATTCGATAGAAGAAGGAGTTATGGTTCTCTTATGTCTCTTTATTTGGTCCTCAACATTTAACTTAACAAAAAAAGCTGAGTCTACCAAATCTTGAAAAGATGGGTTTTCGTCAGGATTAAAATAAATCGCTGCCATCGATAAGATGACAGCGTTAGACTCTTTACCAAGAGTTTCTACATCAAAGCAAAAAATGATACTCTCCTTTATTAATTTTTATTCCCAGTCAAAATAATCAGCAAGGAATTCACCTATACATAATATACCACAGAATATGATTAATCCTAACAAAGTGATAGCTAAGTCGTCCATAAATGTCTCCTTATTAAGTAAGGTTTCATTGTATCACGATTAAAAATAATGTCAAACTATTTCTACACCTTGATAGAATGTTCCATCATGTCTAGTCCAAGTGGTCGTATATACATTAGTCACATCAACACTTTTACCACCAATATCGATAGTAACTTCTAATGTTTGGTCCATCTTGGACAAGTATTCGATTAACTCTGCTACTGTCATTTAATTCTTTCTTTCTCATTTATATTTAATAATCATTTCTGTTTTTCCATGCCTGATTAATAGCATTCCAAGATTTAATTGGATGCACAACCAAATGGTAAAAAACAAAGAAAGTCGCAAATGCTGACCAGTATAAGTATTTTAATATCATACTAAAATAAAGTTTCATGGGTGGTAGTCACTCCTTCAACATGGTTTTCTTCTAACATATATTCTGCACCACAAGACGTACCTAACAATACATGAACCTTCTCGGTTACGGATAATTCTTCATAGTTGTCTGGCCAATCATTATACTCGTCTTCACCAATAACTCTACACAATCGACAAACATACATATCCAATACATCATGAACAATATGAATATGTTCTGTAATAAGCTCGAAACCAGGTGAACTGAGTTTTATTAGATTGTACTTCATGTAACAATCCTTCCAGTTAACTTTTCAATCAATTGGTCCATTTCGGACATATAAGGCTTGCCCATAGCACGATTTTCGTATATTTTATTAGCTAAAGATTTTACATAATAATCATTTTCTTGCTTATTACCAAGTTCTCGACTTCTGTATTCCTCTTCAATATCATCATCAGAAAAGTTATCAAGGTCAACATCTGCCCACACTTCAATATATGGCATCACACTCTCCTAGATGTTACAAAAGTCAATACAATAATTATAATCACCGCAAGTGAGACCGGACCCCAAATTGGCGCAAGCACCCACCACCAAGACCAATTGATAATTCCTAACAACTTTAATGTGATAAACACGATTGCTAATAAACCAAAGAATCCAATACCACCAGAACTACTAGATTGTTGTGACATTACTATCTCCTCATCTTTGCTAAGTCTTCAGCGTCTTCTTGTTTAAAAATAGGAACAGCATTACTCTTGTGTAGTTGGCCGATTCCAATCATTTCATCACCAGTATACATCAATACTTCTTTCTTGGCTGCAACACCAATCCCAGTATCTACACTAGGGATATGGCTAGTGCTGCGCTCACTAGGAACAGTATTACCAGAATAGAGCTGTTTCTTATTAACTTTTTTGCTATCGGGTTTGACATCCCATTTCTCCAATAAGGCCTGCCAAGAAGCCTGTAATTCTCTCTTCTTGGCAGTGTTTTTACTTTTCTTTTTACTCGTTTGATTTGTATATATTATCATGCTACAAGTTCGTAAGGCTTATCCCAACGACCAACATTGATGTTATAGTAATAAGCAGTATCGAAATAATCGGTCATTGCATCAGAACGGTCATAATAATCTGCTGCCAACATCGCTTGCTTCAGTTCTTTCAGAGCAGCAAGAGCTACTGGACGGTCTGCATAGTGGTCATCTAACCAGTAGTGATTGACTTGAATTCTGTTACCACCAAAATCGATAGGACCACTCTTAATATTAAGACTGATAGAACTGTAATTATGAACAGACAGACTGCCTTTCAGGCCATACTTCTTAAGAATTGGCTTTACTTTTGCTGCAATCTTTGCTTTCTTTTCTTGATTCATATACGCCATAATATAAACACCTCTCAAATAATTAACTCAACAGAAACAATTATACAGGGATTGCGTTATTTGTCAATAAATTTAATGAATTTTTAGCAAAATAACTATAGTAGTTAAATACTGTTTGCATTTTATTAAGCCTCAGCAAGTTGTAAAAGGAAGTGATTAGCCGCAGCAATCAGAAAGAAACAGAGTATCACACACAAAGTAAACATCAAATCTCCTCAATACCAAGGATGACACCGTTTTCATTAAAGTAAGCATTGCAGTAGGCAATCGCAGCATTCAAATTGTCGAACTCAATATTATTACAAACGAACATATCGAACCTCTCATTTATCAACTTGTTAATCATCACTACAGAATCAGTATATAACAAAAAGGTACCATTGTCAACAAATAAAAAACCCCGAACTAGGTTCGGGGCAAAAATGAACTTTATCAAGCATCAAAACAAGATTACTCGTTTAACTTACACGCTTCACCTTAAACACATTGTTAGGTAAGCTCTCAATCAAACGACACTTCTTACCTTGTTGGTAAAATGCACTTCTTATGGAATGAATAGAGTTGGCTCGAATCTCATCCACAGAACCTACTTTTGCAAATTTATTTCTAACTTGATTTGCGACTGAATTTGGATTGTTCAAATAAGCATTTCCACGAGACCCCTTACCAGAAGGTTTCATTTCAAAATTTGGAATAACAACATTCAAATTGTTTTCAACAGAGTTACTATTGATAAGCCAAACACCGTTTCTTTTTTCTACCATAACACCATCAATAACCATACGCATTATAAAATCTCCAATCAAATTTCCATAATTATATAAAAAAATACCTACACATAATTATGGAAATGTGTAGGTACTGAAAAACTATTTTTTAACGAACTCGAACACCTTCGTTCATCAGATTATTTCGCTTGGCACCAAGAGCAGCAAGAGAACCAGCGAACTTAGAACGTTCAACAGGGAATGCAATTTCGTTCTTACGAGGAGCTACAAACGCATATTCAATGCGAACAACACCGCTCTCATCAACAAACTTATTCAGAATCTTTGCTCTCATAATTTAGTACCTTTCTCAATTAATCAACACTACAGAATTCATTATACACGATTTATTCTTTGTGTCAAATGTTTTTTTACCAATGTCGAATAACACCAGCAACAATGAAACAGTTAGTTACTACATAACATAATACTATAAGAGTTCTAATTAATGCAACAGTATCTGCTTCTTTATTTGATTTTCCTGCCTTTTCACCTAAGGCTTTACACCAAAGTCTCCACATACTCATCCTCTGATTGATTTTTCATATTCTTCTGGATGAAGTCTCCAGTACAATCGGTATGAAGCTTGAGGCCTCTTATACCATTTTTCAAATAATAAATTACTCAATAATCTTTTTTGAAAAATAATATGTCCAATCCAATATGGACATGGACTAGAGTTTTTCATAATATTTTCGATTATATACCGAGTTCCTGCTACTTTTTCACCATGAATCATTACTTATCCTCAAAATTCATTTTAGCAATAATATAATCTTTCACCAAACTCGAACGAACAATGTCTTCAGGAGTAAATTCAATTCTAGTAAATGCAGACATGTGCATAGCAATATCAAAGAACTTTAGAATACCTGACATATCATTCTTTTTCTTATTCAAGTCAGTCTGACGATAATCACCACACCAAATAATCTTAGAACGATATCCAACCCGAGTCATAACTGTATCAATTTCTTCAAATGTGAGATTTTGCATTTCATCAACAATGATAATAGCATCATCAAATGACATACCTCGAATGAAAGATGTTGAAATAAATTCGATATGATGTTGCTCTTCCAACCTTTGGTATGCATCCGCACGGCCGAATAAGGTATGACAAATCTGCTGATATGGTTGACGGTAGATTTGAGTCTTTTCATCAAGGTCACCAGGTAAGTGTCCAACTTCCCTCGAAGACACTGCTGAACGAACAATAATAATCTTATTAAATGGGTTGCCTTTGTCTAAAACTTCTTCGATAGCTTTATAAAGAGCGATGAAGGTTTTACCAGTTCCTGCAACTCCATGAAGTGCTACAAAATAATCACCTTGTTTGTATGCATCAAAGAACTTCTTTTGATTGTCGGTCAATGGTTGAAATGTCTGTAAATCATCCAGTCTTAACTTTAAATGGTTACTCGGAAATTTAACTTCTTTACTCTCACGTTCTTCATTCTCTACTATTTGAGGTCTAGTTCTACGTGCCATATCAGCTTTCTATTAGGTCCATTAGTGGTTTGGTGTAATTGTTTTTATTTCTAACGAATATCTGTGCTGAATTGCTTTCTTCTACAGCAATCGCAACTACTATTTTATTGATTGGTGTGCCAGTCCTTTCTTCAAACATGATTGAATATGCAGTACATTGCATAAAATAATTTTGAATGTTTTCTTCTTGTTTTTCCTTAGTTGATGTTTTGAAGTCGATAATGGCAAGTTCACCTTCCCATTCTGCAATCAAATCTACTCTACCTGCGACTTTCATTTTGTCAGAATATAATGCTTGCTCAACACAATAAACATTACCAACAAAACTATCTATATGAGGTCTTAATTGAATGAAGAGTTCTTTGATGTTTGGCATCATAGTCTTTATCTTAAATTCATTAAGCTCATTCAGTATATATTTTTCAAATATATTGTGTACAGCAGTTCCTCGGCGAGATGCTGCACCAGAAACTCGATTGGCTTCTTCTTCGCCTACACGATTTCTCCATTCTTGTATGTGTTCTTTGCTCAGTGCAGATAACACAGTAGTAATAGATTTATATCGATTACCTTCTGGAGTTAAGTAGGTTCTGCCATTTTCTGTGGTGTCAGACACCAAATCGAAATCTAGCTCTGGTAATCTTATGTGATTAAAGGTTACCATTCTCTAGGTGTTGTATATTTTTTGGACGGAGAGGCCCCAGGATTTCTTTTTTGTATGCTGTCTACAATGTATTTTTGGAAATCAGAAGGTGGTTTTTGTGCTCCAACCAATGCAGGGTCTACTAAAGGAACTACATCAGTTGCTTCATAATGTCTCTGAAAGTTTGGGTTGTCTTTGATGAATTGGTCATACTCTGAGATACGCATAACCTTTTCAACAATTTCATCAGTATCAGTATTCTTAAAAACGTAAGTTGGCATATATCACTTTTCTATTGATTGACAACATACCACTCTGGAACAGAACGAACTTTCCATTTGGCTAGATGCTGTTTATTATCTATATAGTATTTACGATACGAATTCAGTGATGAATTTTTATCGATACATTGTTCAGGCATCGCTGGTGTAGGTTCAGTAAAACCTTCTTTATTAAGATTATTAGGTATCACTTTCAGTGCATCAACTAAACCTATTTGTTGACACTTGTGAATTTTACCGTATCGAACAGTATATTCTGCACACAGTTCGACTAATAGTGAATGTAGCCATTGATAGTTTTCTTTGGTACTACGGCACCAGATAGCAGACGGGTGATTCACATGAGTAGCAGAATACAATAGATTTTCACGTGAGTCATTAAGAACCCAACGCTTCACCATTCTATTAGTTTTAGATTTTACAGTCTGTTCAACGCCGTCATGAAGTCTGTGTGCGGTAGATAATAGTTGACAAGTCTCTAGAATCATCTTTACTACATGACTGTCAGTGTGATATTCGGCACAGATTTTGGGGTCATTGTGTAAATAAAATATGTTCATGTGTCACTTCATTTGAATCCAAAAACCCATCTTAACATGATTCGATTAAATAAACAAGGCTTTTTATATTGTGCCAACATAAAGCCGTCGGTTATCCACAAATATCCAACAGGTTCCTTAAAGATGATGCTGTTACAATTCTTAGTCATTAACATTCTTCACACCCAAAAGATTTCGAACAATTTTGTCTTTAATCATATCAGGCAATGACACCCAAGGATACTCTAACTTAAATGGACATCCTGTTTTTCCCCAAGAATTGTTTTCTAAAAAATTCTTGAAATCTTCAACATCAGCTTTATTCTTTGGGTCGAAGGTTCTTTTAACATTAAGATTTGTGTTCAACACATTAGGCATAATCTAACTCCTTTTCAACTGTAAACTTTTTGGACGGTACTGGAATACCTCGAATTTTCAAATATATTCCAATTTGTTCAGGATTGACTAATTGATATGCTATCACCTTTTTACCATCTCGTATAGAGCGAATGATTGCATTTGCATCAACTTTTAATTGCCATATGTAAGTAGAAATTCTGTACATACTCAACTGGTCACCCAAAGCCTTTTCTATCTCTTCTTTTGTACGTACTTCTCCACAAAACAAAAACAGTAAAACTTTGTCTTCAGGTTTTAATTTATATTTTTTAGCCATCACCATTCACTTTATCATAATAAAAAAAGTTTGTCAATTAGTTTTGCCAAGGAAATTTTTCACAGTAAACTTCAGAATTAACTCTGTTGCCTTCTTCAAAAAACTCTTTCTTAACAGAACCCTCATTACCATCAAGTCGGTAATTTAAGGTATATTCCTTTGAACACGCATACTTAGGAAAATGGTATTTTAATGCAGTGAAGAACTGTCGGTCAGCACCCCACTGTCCATACCAAGCATGTCCAATCTTTACAGCAACGTCTCGCCGTATAGCAAAGCAAGATGTATCAATATGATAATTAAGCTTACTAAAATACACAGGCCATATACCTAAAGATTCACAGTTATCTTGACAAATGAATTCTCCGTCTTTGTTGTGTATGTTCCTCAAAGAATATGCCCATTGTACAGTATCATCCTTTAACACGTCAACAAGAGATTGTACATGATTTGGTTCAATCCAATTATCTTCATCTAGATAAATGATAATGTCAGCATTAACCAAGAATGAGCATGAGGCATAAACACGATGGCCATACCACCCTTTACCTACATTTTCTTCTAGAACAATAGTTTTTATAGGTAATGAACCTTCGGGAAATGCACTTATCGATTGATATGCACTGTCATAGTACTGTTGACCATCAACAAAAACATAATGAGTTATATTCGAATAGGTCTGTTTTTGAACACTATCAATACATGTCTGTAGGTGTTTGTTCGCTATTGTCGGAGTTACTATCGCTACTTTCAATGAATTCATTTTTCACCTTTTTATTCTTTCCGAATATTCTATCATAGTTATCTTCAAAATCGTCTCTAGGAACAGCCAACGGTCTTGGACTTGAACCTTTACCACCATCACCCATGTTACATCCTTTCAATGTCTTCTTCTATACACGAATCACCAAATTGAATCTCGATAATTTTACAAGGAGTATCAAATGGATTTTTTAGTTGGTGCCATGTGTTCTTTAGTATGTAATAATCACTATGCTCTTTTAATATCATGGAACATTCTTCTTCATTTTTCCAAATGAACTCGTGCTTGACCATACAAGAACCTTCAACAACATGCCAATACTCGGAGCGCATAGAATGTCTTTGCATACTAAGCTCACTCTTTGGATTAACTGTTAGTTCCTTTACCTTTGTTCCTGCTTCTTCATACAGAACTCTATAATAACCCCAAGGTCTAATTGTTTTTGGAGCTTTCCATTCTTCTAGTATCCAAGAAGAGGAATTCATTTTGTAATCACCACCAACTTCGAACTTGAATACTAGGTTGTTATCAATATAATTCAATTCTGGAATGTTATCAACGGTCCTATCCCCACCATTAGCAAAAATGATTTGGTCGTTAGGATACAACTCACGAACATGCTTTATGGCATCGATAGCAGAACCATCAGAATCATCAAAGGAAAAGGCATAGTCTACACTCTTTATATTAGAAACAAGATTATGTCTCTCGGAAAAAGACATGAAAGACTTTCCTTTTTTCCTCTCCAACCATGCATCAGAGTTTATTCCAACCACGAGAAGGTCACCAAGTTGTTTTGCTTCATTAAAAAGATTAATGTGACCTGAATGAATCGGGTCAAATCCACCGGTCACCAAAACAACCTTCATGTCAATCTCCTACATAGATTTGAGGAAAAGCTTCATTTACTAGTTTTGAAGTTAATCCTTTAATCGGAAGTTTTTTCTTTAACATCCCTACAAGCAACTCAGAGTCTTTGTGGTGCATAGACTCAAGAATAACAAGAAGTAATTCGGTCTGTCTCTTTGCAGTCAATCCAGATGGACGCATAGGATGATTTTTTACGAATCGATATAGCTTTGGTACTTCCATTTCTAAATTTGTCATCGTAAGTCCTGCCGGGTCTAACGAGGGTTTATAGTTTGGAATCTCTACATCAAATTCAATATTAGGGTCGAATGCACCCGCAAGAAAATCTATAAATCTATTGTTTGCATATTTTCTCAACATCTCGACTTTATCTGCTCGGGTTTCAGCTTTTTCAAAAGCTTCAAAAAATTCAAAATATAATACTTCAGAACTCATTTGCTACCTCAATTAAATTAGTTAAACGTTTAGATACAAGATAATTCATGAACTGCATCTTCGTTTTGGGTTTAGTGTCATCAAAAGTATATATAATACTTTCCACTATTTTTTTAGGAATAGTAGATAAATCTATCAATTGCTCATTTCGACTGTAATTCCTTAATGCAATAGTATCACAGAATTGTGAAGGTGCTTGATTCACCCAATTACACAACTTAGCTTCCATGATAGGCTTCTGTCGAACACCTTCAACCAAACAATTGTCGGGAGAAAGAATGTTTGGTATACCATCACCAGAATCTCCTTTGATGATTAGTCTCTTTAGTTGTTCTTTAGGTGATTTATCTTCGATGAACTTTTTCGTAATCGGAGAATATTGAGCAACATTTTTATATTGCTGCAATTGAATAAAGTCTTTATCACCAGATACAATCATAACCTTTTGATGTGTGTGATACTTCATAGCAAGAACTGCAATAATATCATCCGCCTCCGCAGTGTCTACTTGAATTACTCTGTAGTGTGAGTATTCAGCCAACTCTTCTTTTACCTTTTGAAGGCATTCGAAAATGCTTGACCAATCGTGTCCAGATGTTTCTCTATCAAGCTTTCTCTTTGCTTTGTAATAAGGAAACAACTCCCTACGCCAATAGTTTCTGTCATCACAAGCAATCACTACTTCAGAACCGTATTCTGATTTGAATTTTTTAACACACGACCTAATTGTATTCAGAATCATGTGTCTAACTAATCCTTCTTCAACTGCATCCTTAGATGGTCCAATTTGTTCCATAATATTTGCAATTGCTACTTGATTATAATCAAAGATAATCATTATGCATCCAATACGGCAACAATAAACTCTTCTTTTACTACAAAATTATCTCCTGCTATACTCGCTTTACTCCAGTCAACGATTACTCTATCACCAACCTTAACATATTCAACATCAGGTCCAACTGCAATAATTCTACCCTCTGTTTGTGCCTCTCTATCAGGAGCAGCAAGAACTATTCCACTTTGTGTGGTAGTTTCCTTTTGGATTTGACTCAGTAATACTTTATTTTTTAAAGGGCGAATATTCATAATAATCCTTATAAGGTTCTAATTAAAATTGTATCTTTATTGATTCTTCCTGTCAATGGGGAATCTTTGGTAGTCAACAATGACATTACATTACGTAGATATACTTTACCTCCATCAACAACTTGAGGAAGAACTTCGTCTGGTTTACGCAACGTCTTAGTGATTGATTTTGTCTCTGAAAAGTTTGTTATGGTGCTACCTTTCACTGATAAACCTGCTGCATCTTCTGCAAAGTATACTCCTAACTTTTTAGTCTTGTTATTGTATACCCACAATTGCATTGCACCGATAATAGATTTTGGGTCTATTGATTTTAGATTTGCTGGCGGATAACTTTCCAAATATAGTAACTTCGAAACTAGTTGCTCAGGAGATTTAGTTTTAGTCTTTCTTGGTTTTCTACTTTGTTTTGCAGTTCCTGCTATTTTAAGTGCATCGGTGATAATCAGGTCACAAAAGGTGACTAGCTTTTTTATTTGTGCCTTTGTGTAACAAGACCAAGCTTCAATTAACTGCTCGTCTTTTGTGGTCAGTGCTTCATCGTATTGTGCTCTTCTTTTTTTGAAGATTTCTAGAAGCCTGTTGGCATGAACACCTTTAGCTTTATCTTGCATAATAGCATAAGGTGATGGGTGTGCTTTAAAATCGGATGTTATTATTTCATCAATTGCGCCTTCTAGTTCTCCTGCAATTTCAGAAACTTTGTCATTGATTCTGTCTTGAATGCTTATCACATTCTTTGTTTCTTCATCTACTGCATCTTGTTCTTCGGGCTCTTTGTTAGTCAAAGATTTAATATCTTCAAGCTTTTCATCAAACCATTGTTGGTGCTTTTCATTTAACACAACACCATTATTTAATAGTCTACAAATGAATCCAAATGTAGGAACTTGTTTGTTGATAGCATTTACTGGAACTTTTAATTTTGCTTTTTTGAAATAGTCTACAGCAGCTTTGGCTGCAAATTTTGCATCTCTGTTTTGAGAATACCAGTTTAAAGCCTTGGACAAATCTTGTTCCTGAACCAATCCAGGTGGGAATTTAGGCTCACCACCTGTGGTTCTGGTTTCAATTTCTTCAAGTGTTAGTTTTCTTTTGATTGTCATTAGAGGTCCTCAAAGTTCATGCCATTATAATTCAACACCATAATACCATTATCTAGCTCACCAACAACCTCTCGCATATTCTTCGCAAGTTCTTGTCCGAATGTGAGTGCTAATCCATAGTCTTGAAATACTTCAGCAGCACCAAACATACGTTCAAGTACTTCTCGATTTATGTCATAGTTCATATATTCGTCATTGAAGTTTCCAAACAAATCTATGAATTCGTCCGAGTAAGCAACTCGAATCTCATTTCTCAGTAATAATATAAAAACACCATTTTCCATGATACAACTTTCTTCAACTCAAACCACTATTCACATCAAAATACATGATAACACAATTGACATATTATGTCAACTAATTGGTGCGGGGTGAGGGAGTCGAACCCTCAACTACTGGGTGGAAGCCAGTGATTTTACCGTTAAACTAACCACGCATTGATTGGTACCCCTGAGAGGAATCGAACCTCTATTCGCACTTTAGAAGAATGCTGTCCTATCCATTGAACGACAGGGGTATAACTTCTGAATTCACATTACAAGTAATCAACAAGCAAAACATAAAACAGTTCTGGATATTCTTGCTTGAGAAAGTCTAATTGCTTGTCGTTCAATTGTTCGCCATCAACAAAAAATCCATCAGAAAAGTATGCATCACAAAAATCAGGATAATCATTGATGTCTATATCTTCAATCACAAGACTTTCAATTTCAACAGCCCTACCGTCAATGTTTGAAAAATTCATTATATATCCTCTCAAAGAAAATCACATTATACTTATAATAAAATAAAATGTCAACTGTATCTTGAATGTTTTGGTAACTTAACTTTTAAGTATTCCATTTGGTCTGCAATAACATTTCGATTTTGCAGAATAAATGTTTCCCAACGACAAGGTTTGTAAGGAAGATATAACAACAGCATTTTAGATTCTTCTGGTGTTTTATCTGCCTTTCTCATATTACAAGACTTACATGCAGTCACAGAGTTTTCCCAGGCATTACTACCACCACGACTTTTTGGTTGTACGTGGTCACGAGTCAGATGTGCAGAATCGTAAGTGTCTCCACAATATGCACACATGTTATGGTCTCTTCTAAAAAGCAAATAGTTTCCGTGTGTATTAATTGTTTCTATTTGCTTAGTTCTTTTTGTTTCACCACGAACAGCAATAATAGACTTTGTTACAATCATAGAACGGTGACCGTCTTTTTGGTGACCTCCATGAAGAGTACGCAAGTCATCACCAAGCTCCCAAACAACTTTGTCTGATGCATAATAATGAACTGCTTCTTCAACTGTTAACCACTTAAACGGATTTCCTGCTATATCCAATCCTAATACTCTAAGTTCCATTTTAATCCCTACATGTGATATTCTTTTTTCTTACTCTTCTTTTCTTTCTTGTTTATATTTTCTATAACTTCTAATACAACTAAGCACAAGTATTGTCCTTGTATATCATACATTCTTTTCCTGTCAGAGGTCCAAAAATATACATTAGTATCTGTTCCAATAATGTTAGTTATTTTTCCCGACCCTCGAACTAGACAGTCTTCTACGTCAATGAAAGATAAAAACACTAATGGTTCATTCGTGACACCAATATATTTCATTTTGGCGTGTGCTGCAAGATTATCATTAGTTTCAGAATACTTTGAAATTTTTACACTATCGACATCAACAATCAATCGAGTTCCATCAGCAGATTCGGTCAACATTTGCCAATTTTCTGCATGGGTGACTGTACTGAATAACACTAGAATCACAAATAATACGAATTTCATTTTAAAGCTCCTAAATTAATTTATTTTAGTACCGTCATATCGTTGATATAGCTTAACATCTTTACATTTCTTTACTTCTTTTTTTAGCTTAGAATCATATACTGTAATACAAACGTTTTTTGTTTTGGGCAAAGGTTCTTCTTTTTTCTGTTCCACAACTTCAACTGCAATAGGAACTTCTTCGATAACCTCTAGTACGTTTATAATTGGTTCAACATTTACAACAGTTTCTACAGAAGGTTCTGTTGTTTTAACACATGCGACAGTTAAAAGTGCTATTAGTATGGATGTTATAATTTTCAAAGTTCTGGTTCCCTTATATAAGGAGCTGGTCTTCCTCCTCTAGACATATATATGTGTCCTCTCGGATAATCCTCGTCTAAATGAGCATCATATTCGTAATTTCTTCTAGAAGAATCAACACCTGCAAGTTTTTCTCTTCCTCGACTCCATGCTGCAACTCCCAATACTGCACCCATCGCCATATGAAAAAGACCAGCACCTTCAAGTGTCAGAGGTCTCCATATCTCTAGTGGTTCGCCTGCATACGATTTAAATATCGCCCATAGTATAGGAAATATTATAAAATCAGTTATACAGATTGTCATGTACATCCAACCCATTGCTGGACGCCATTTTGTATTCATCCAATCTGTGTTTATTGCCATTTCTTTTTCCTTATTATTATAAGAAAGGCATTATTAATTTATTTCTTCAAACACTTTCTTTTGTTGTTTATACCACTGTTGCCAGAGGTCGTTTCTAGATTTGCATTGATAGTATGTAGAATAATTTTCAATTACCGTAGAAAGTAACCCAGACAATGATTCTTCTTCTGGAGCGACTTTCTTCAACTGAGGACAATCCTCAAATAGAACTTTAGGTGCATCTGGAAACTTTCTATTCACCGGTACGGTCGAACATCCAACTAATAACATCATCAATATGAGAATACTATATTTCATTTGTCCTCCAAATTCATGTCCGTAGCTTCATTGTGGATTATAAACACATCTTTTGGTGTTGGACACTGTTTCTCATGTTCAACAATAACAGGCCTATCTACATACTTGATAATAGTTTTTGCCTTTTGCTTAATTAACTTGTCTTTGTAAATTATTTTTTCTTCAACCACAACATTAATTTGTTTTGCCTTTTCTTCAGCAACAGCAACTTTCTTTTCTAACTCTGCAACTTTAGCTCTCCAAATAGTTTCAACACTATGCCCACCTTTAACATATACCGCAAACACAAGTAAGATGACGCTTATAATTTTTAACAATTTGGCATGCGCTTGAAGTGTAGGTATTCTATCTACAACAAAAAAGCTAAGCAGGAAAGATAATATACCTGCTGCAATTAAAAAGTTTACAACAAACAATAAAATAGAATCTGGTAATAAGTGTAATAGCCACATATTAAACTCCTAATACTTGACAAGCATGATTGTAGTGTTTAATTCTATCTTGTAATCCATTGTATCCCCCATTAATTTTTTTGGTTAGTGCCTTCATATCTCCGATATCCGCAAGTTCATTTAGATTGTTTGTTTCCCAAAACCAACATGAACTTTGAACTGCACCTTCAAACGTCTCAAGATATTCTACTAAATCGTCAATATCCATTATACCTACACTAGCACCAAACCAAAGATAGTTTTCTTTTCCGGTAAGTTGAATCAACCCCCTACCAATAAATCTCCACCCATCTCCACTAGACTCAGGTCCATTACCCATTCTATCTGCATACACTTTGTTTGCAATTTTGCTAGGATTTCTGGCATACCTATTTGCTATATCTAGTGTTGGGAATCTCTTAGGCCAAGTCTTCATTAAACTTTCTGCACGGTAATTCAAATTCTCTCGTACATATTTGAAGTTCATGCTCTCGTGAGCACATTGAGCAATAAACGCTGCAAGCCTTTTGGGTGTATTTATATTATATTCTGGACATATTTGACTAATGGCATCATACCAATATCCTATATGTGGATTGTTGCCTATAATTTTTCGAAGAGAATCTTCTGTAAAATCAAAATCGAATGTCATTTTGTTCTCCTTATGGAGCTATTTATGAAAAATGACATTCGATTATTTTTGGTGGGCCTTCAGGGACTTGAACCCTGCCTTCTCGGTTATGAGCCGAGTACTCTCTACCAGGTGAGTTAAAGGCCCAAAAACTTTTGGTGCGGATGGTGGGAGTCGAACCCACAAAACTCGGATTTTAAGTCCGATACGTATGCCAATTCCGTCACATCCGCAATTTTTACCAGTCCTCTGAAGATACTACAGGGACTGTCACGTGACATAAAACACCCGATACGGTTGTCCAGAATGTCATGTCTAAGGTATAACCGATACCGCTACTTTCGTCTTTGGATAGTTCAAATTCGTTTACACCCATCTTATCTATAATAAAATGGATTTTTTCAATATCGGTGTTATTTAGTTTAATATAGTTAATCATTGGTTACTCCAAAAATCCCAACAAACTTCTTAGTCATAATATCAACCAATTCGGGTTCACGATACCCATAGTCATCTTCAATATTAAGTACATGAACCGGTTTTTCTGAATTAGTTGTGTCTTCAAACCCACGAGCATTTTCGTCTAATTTATATGCTAGAATTTTGACTGCTGCTTCATGAAAAGAATCCATAACCACAATTTCATCAGCCCAATATAAATGGGCGGCATCCATAGGAATCAATGAATATTCTTCTGAAATACCGACAGAACGAGTATTAAACCCAAATGGCTCATTACTCAGAACCCAAGCCGCAGTAGGACTACGGAGTAATCCAGCGGAACAAACACAAAGAACACGCTTACGGTCACCTTGAAATTTATTATTTACATTTGCTAAACGATTACGATTCACTAACATATTCTTCTCTTTTAATTGCCGGTTTACGTCTTAATAAGTTTTCAATTCTATAACACCAAGAATAATACATATGTCTTATGCCAATTACAATTCTTAGGTATGGTAAGATTGCTCCGATGTAAACTCCATTAAATGATAATCCCGCATCAACCCCAAAAGAAAAATTTTCCATTGACCATACTTCTAATAATAGCCAATGACAACCCCACGCATTGGAATTATATTCATCGCCTTTACGGTATGTCAATCTTGGCACTAGTGGGCAAAGGTCATTACACCAAATTTTATGTAATGGATAATCTTCCCACCAATATTTGTCTCTTTTACAATCACTCATTATTTTAACTTCTTCCAATTAAATAATACAAAGCTATCATAACCATGAATACCAGATGTTTCCATAACTTTTTTGCCATGCTCTGGATATTTCAAGAATGTAGCCAAATCATCAGCATCATCTAAATCAAAGCTGGTTTCAAAAATAGCCGATTCTGGATGCTCATTACCGTAGAAAAAACTAATAAAGTATTTGTTCATTATATATTACTCCTACCACGAAGATTGATATTCTACTTCCCAAGTGAAGTCGCCTTCAACCATAAAATTTTCGATAACACCCTCTAGAATAGTTTTTGTTTCTTCTAGATTTTCAAAATACCATTCATCATATTCAGTGCTTCCAAAAAAGAAGCCATCTGCTGAGGGTAATAGTTCTTCCGCTTTTGTGTTATCAGCCAACACTTGTTTAACAAAGTCTAGTAATACTAAAGCTTTATTTCTACTTAGACGATAGGAACCACAATCATCCTTACCATCTTGAATGTTCTTTACAAACCAAGCATGAATAGCATTAGCCTTACGCCAATAACCTACATCAAGAGTAATATAAGTTGGTCGATACCCTTTGGTGTCAACTGCTGCTTGAATCTTTTTACCAAACTCAATATCTTCTTCTTTATAAGAAGAAATGTAACGCTTGGCTGTTAAGTACATATCTAAACCCATAATATAATTCCTTTCAATTAACCTACAGCAAATTCCATAATAGCTGCTCTATTAACTCAGTCATCTTTACTCTTTCTTTCAAAGATATAATGTCCACCTTTACGACTTTGTGCCCAATTAAAACTCCATAACAGTTTATTATTTTGCATAGCCTGAATTACACTTTCATTACCAGACCACCCACCAGTGGACACATAATATTTGATAACAAACTTACCTGTATCCCAATCGTGGTCTTCTTCTTTTTCTTTCCATCCCCATTCAGGACTCCACCAAATAGATTTAATGAATTCAAACCATCCAGCGGAGTCCCGCCAAGGCCAAAGTTCAATTATTTCTAGGGCTGATTCTGTTGGATATCCATCATCATCAACAAAATCAAGTTCTTTTAATTGCTTTAGTTTTATTCTATTAACTTCTGCCTGCGCAGAAACCAAAGCTTTCATTGCTTCAAA